GGTAATCAAAGCGCCGTCAGCCGGTGCCGCGTCAACAGTTGCGTGTGCGCGGTTAACCGCGTTTGCACCTGTTAGCGAGGAACCGTCGTCTACGATGATCGCGGGGAAAATACGAACAGTTGCGGCGCCAGCGCCGTCAGCTACCGCATCGCCGACAACTACGAAGTTCTGTAGGTATCCGCGAGATCCACCGATTTCTGGGTCGTAGGCTTCAACGCCCGCGATGGTGAAGACTTCACCGTCGGAGATTGTTGCCGACACGCCCAACGTGTCGATGAGAAGTTCCTGCGTCATGTAGTAACCAGCATTTGAACCAGAGTCGGCAGCGGCCGAATAGTTCACGTTCTGTGTTGCGCCGTTGATTGCGCCAGCGCCAGTTGAGCGAGAGCCGGTTGTGATACGGCCAAGCTGGTTCGAGGCTTTGATTGGGATGCCGTCAAGCAAACCGCGGAAGCCTTTACGCATTGCGACCGAACCTTCGTCGGCTAGAGCCGCGTTGTTGTCGTAAATGTACGTCGCCAACTGTTGGTGGTCCGTGTGGGAAAGAACCGCCACCAGATCCGCATCGCTTTCCAGAGAGTTCAAAGCAAGGCGCGTACGTGCAGACGCGAACTCGACGGGTGTGTCGATGTCTTGTCCCCATGTGCCGACGCTGTTGTTGAAGCCTTTGGCAGCTACATCAAAGATGTGATAGTCGATGCGCGAAGCAAGACGGCTGATGCCGTTGCTCAGTGCTTTGTTCTTCCGCGCCGATTGCAGGGTCTTGACGGCTTCGATGTCGCTTGCGCCCATCGAGAGACCGAATACCTTATTCAGCGTGAAAGTCTGTGCGCCGAAGACAGTGTCTTGTACGCCACCCGTAAGATCGGCGACCGCGCCGTTAGTTTCGGTGATGACGTAGTCTGGGCTTACCTGCTCAGAAACGACAAAGCCGTTGCGATCGTTCATCTCGGTCGAGTGCATTTCCCACTCGATCATATTCGCCGACGCAAGGTTGTTGCGGAGCGTTGACATGATTGTTTTAAGAATCAGTCGGGACTGTGGTGCTGTGATAGTCATAGGACTTTCTCCTGTTTATCTTCCAAAGAAGGCCCGGTCAAAATCATCTTGATTGTCAGGCCCATAGCGAGGATCCGCTTTGTCCGCTTTATTGGCCGCTTTGCGGCCGGGAGTGGATGGAGCGTTCGTCGTCTTCTTTCCGGCAGAAGAACGGGCCGAGAATCGTTCCTCAAGTCTTCCCATCGCTTTCGCCCGTTGTGTGGCGTCCATGCGGGATAACTCGCGCAACTTGGAGATGTTATTCGCCAGATAATATGAAATGTCAACTCCAAAGTCTGAGTCGAGCATGTCCCGAGCAATCTCCTTTGGGAAAGGCGCGGTGTCGACGGCCGCGTCGAACTTCGCTCCAAACTTCTTGGCGCCCTCTTGCTTGATGTCGTTCAACCGCTTCATGTAATGAGCCTTTTGACGCTCATCCTCTTCCCGTTGTCGGACGGTGCCTTGCTCTTGCTGGAACCTGTCACGCTCCTCGGATAGCCGGTATTCCACCAAAGCATCAACATACTTATTATCAACCTCGCCATAGGCGAAGTCGGCCGGGTCGGGCTTCCTGGGTCGCGATGTAGGTACGGCAGTGCCGGACTCTAGGGCGGCTAGACGCTCCTCTAGCTTGGCGCGGAGTTTACGCTCCTCAACCACTTCCATCTCAGCCTTGAAGGCGTCCGCTTCCGCGGTGCGTCTCTTGGAGGCTAACTCCTCAATGCGTTCTTGAGCCTTGCTTTTAGGCTTTTCAGAACCCTTGCGTGGGACTTTGGGTACGGCCGTGAGGGACTCTTCCTCTTCCCCGGCGTCGTCACCGTCGTCAGCGTCGGCTTCCCCGAGGTCATCATCGTCACCGACTTCGCCGTCGTCCAGTAGGCTAAAATCATCGGCGTCATCCTCTTCGATAACTTCCTCGTTCTCTTCGAGTTCTTTCGCCATGTCGTTCGAGAACTCAACAGAGTCGTCGAAGTCTTCTTCTTTGTCGTTCGGGTTCATTTGTCAGTCCTCAAAGGTTACGTTTACTTGTCTGATTTCTTGCTGAACATGTTCAACAGATAGTCAGCCGCCGCGCTGCCCATACCCTCGGCCTTCTCGCCGGGGATGATGCCGATCGGCTTCTTGCCGGACTTTGCCGCTTTTTCTTTTGCCGCCTTCTGGCGCGCTTCCGTCTTAGCGAACGGGGATTGATAACCTGCCATTATTTCGATTCCTTCTTTGGTTCGGCCGGCTGGGCCGGGGGTTGCTTCATTGCGTGCTCGGCTTGCTCTACCGATAGGGCTGTCTCGATGCCCGACCGTGCAGTCTCAACTTCGTTCTTGTCAAGTTCCAATCCGAAGCGAAGGGAGTCGATGATGTTCTTCTCTTTGTCCACATCGTAGACCGCTTCGACCTTGCCGGCGTCCACGCCAACCTGAGACTCTGCCAATGCGGCTTGAGCCTGAGACTTCATGGCGCGTGCCTGAATGTCTTGAATTTCGGCCGTCAACTTCTCGAAGTTCTTTTGCATCATCTGCATTTGGATTTGCTGATCCTGCTGCTGCTGTTGCTGCTGCTGGGCCATCTTTTCTTCGACGCGCTGGCGCGCACTCTCGGGAAGGCGTTCGAGGTTGACCATGCCCGGTGGCAATAGGCTCATCATACGCTCGGCAATCTCTTCCGATCCCGGTATGTCCATGTTCCGCGCGATGATGTCCACGATGTAGTTCCCCGTCTGAGGCATGTGGTTCATGAGCGTAAGCATGGTCTCGGTCGCTTCCTCACGCTTCGTGGCGTAGGATGGACCGGTGGTGTAAGTGATGTCGTATGTGCCTTTGGTGACATCGGGCGTGTCGTCGCCGAAGTCGCCGTTAACCTCTTGCAACAGGATCTGGTCATCGTCACCCGTCAGCTTTACGACACGGTTGGTATCGTAGACCTCGGGAATGAGTTCGTTGATGACCCGCGCGCACTCTGCCTGGGCGTGGTTCATGTTCTCAAGATAGATGCGGTCGCCGAGTTCCGACACGCGTTGGCGAGCCGTGATGGCCTTGCCCGATACCTCGTTGGATGTCACACCCATCGACGCTTCGTGCTTGTTGGTCACGTCCTTGATGTCTTGAACCGACATCTGCGCCTCGGTCAGAACCGCTTGGTTCATCATTGGCGGTGGTACGAACTCAGGCTTGGCGCCATCCGCTTGGCTGTCCCAGAACAGCACGCTGTCACCGTTGAGGTGAGCGTTTCGGAAGTGGTCGGCCATGCCGGACTTCATCGCCGACTTGTCGAGGAGCCACTTGGAAGCCGGTGACTTCTGGAGTTCCTCGGCCAAGATCGAACGCCAGTAGTTGTGGAGCCTCTGAGGATCCTTGGCGTTACGGACAAAGCCCCAGCGATAGCGTACCGAAGCCTCTTGCAGCGCCCAGCCTTCAACGCGGAAAATTGGGAGTCTGGAGATATTCAATCGGAAGGGACCGTCGATAACTTCGCTGCCCGAGAGGACATAGCACTCGGCGTACGGCCGGACTGTCTCACGATAGATCGGGTCGCCGGTCTTGGTGTCAATCTCTGCGACTGCCTCGATTTCTGCCATAGTCTGGCCGGTCACGTCGATAACGTCGCCGGTGCCGCGTTCGAGACAGAGGGTGACTTCCTCTTCCTGCATTTGCCAGAAGTGACACACGCGAACCATTTCGTCGACTTCCCACCCGTGGGCGGTCATTACGGTGTGGTCGGTGTCGTGCGACATCCACCCGTCCGTACCTTTGGCATCGGGGTAAGCCCGCTTGAAGTCATCCTCGGTCATGTAACGGGTGACAAAGCAATGCAGCGCGTCCGAGCCCGATGGCTCTCGGCTACCACGATCCCAGATCACTTGGAACGGGTCGTCGAGCGAGAACAGCTTGATGTCCTTGTCGAACACGTCGAACTTGTTCTCAACCAACTCAACGCCGAAGTTCCCAACGCCGCCAATGTAAGCCGTTTCCATCGCCGTGTACGTCGCGTGCTTGGCTGTTGGCTCCTTGATAATCGTGCGGATAATGCCCTGTCGTATTTCAGCGGTCGCCTTCGACCCGCCCTTCATCGGCAACAACTTCATCGAGGTGTCTGTTTGCTGCCAACTACCGAGATACTGCGCAACAAAGGCCGGCAGACGGTTAACCGTCAGAACGGGCTTGTTGAGTCGGGCTCTTCGATTTTTAGTATTGACGTCCCACTGATCGCCGATAACGAACTGAATGTCCTCTCGGGCAGGGACGATGTTGTGTTCATCCGCGTCGACATCCTTGGTGTAGAGCATACGAGCCTTCTGGAGAAACTCGTGTTTGTCTCCGTCGTCCATGTCAATCGCATAGCGTTGGTTCGTGTTCGGTGCTGTGTCCGACTTTTTCATTAGAGCATCCATCCGCCGCCAGAGTCAAATTGGGAAGGTGGACCGACTTTGAACTCTGAGGATTCTGCCTCTGTGCTCGGCGCACCGTTGTTGAACCTATCTGTACCGGTCGGCCGTGAAGGCGTCAAGTCAGTCTCGATAACCCGGTCGGGTACGGCAAAGGTCAAAACGAACGAGTCCGCGGCATCGGGAGACCGCCCCAAGCGGTTTTTGATGTCCACTTTGGATTCTAGCACGAGGTCCGTGGTCTGGCCGCTGATCCGCGCGGCGATCGCACCGAGGTCGGATTGCAACTCGTTGTCATCTGGTATCGAGACACCTTCCGGCAGTTCGAGCCAAGAACGCGCACGCTGATACATCTCGGCGCGGCGGTTACGTGGACCGGGCTTGTGCGGGTTTATCTGCTTCTGTTGGGACTTCGACCCGAAGTCGATCGGGTAGCATTTGTCGGCCAACTTGGGATAGCGTTCCTTCATGCCAGCCAAGAGGCTTGTTCCCCATCCGCCGGAAT